GGCTCAGTCTGACCTTCTCCTGACTTTCTTACTATCCCTTTGTTATAGAACTGGTATGACAATGCCATTGGCAGTTCACTCATAACATAGTAAACAAGGCAAGGTGTTATGTAGGTATTGAGCAATGTTTCTTCATCACAATTCAAATCTCCGCACTCAATGCCATCTTGCAACCTTTCATACAATGCCGTTCCCAACGCAGGGAGGATATAGGCATCCTGTGCATAAAGGATATCAGGAAAGACCAATTTAGGGTCAACGTTAACGTGCAAACCTGTTCTGTCCTTTATCGTATCAACTGAAATAAATAATATATTTCTGCTCATTATTTTTTCTTTTTTACAACTACGTTTCTTCTCCACTCGTGTCTGCAAGATGGAGAATCTCCCCACCAACCACCGCCTCTGTCAAATACGGAGTACCCAAGTCTTGCACTTAACATCTCAATGCCAGTCCTACTCCAAAGTCTATCCTCAGCAATCAATTTTCTGCAAAACGTTCTTGATGGATGCTCGGGTGTATCTCTTTGCGAACTTGGCACAATCGGTTTCCACTCGTAAGAATACTTAACCTCAAAGGTTGTAACTTCCATATCATCAACCAACTTGCTCAGTGGTTTGGTAAGTTTCCTTTCCTCTATCTTTGGGTCATAACTTACTGCACCCGATTCTACCAAGTAAGACAAGCGACCCTGTACAACCTCTCTTGTTTTCCTTACCGCACTTGCAATGTCATCAATGCTTATCTTCCTATCCTTGTCAATCAAGGCAAGGATTTGCTTATCAAGTGTCTTGTCTATCAAATCACCCTCTGCGAACGCATCCTTGGCACTAAAAACCGCCTTTGATTGTATGATGTTATAATCTGCCTTAGGTTCGCCAACCTCTCTAAATAAGCCTATAACAGTGTCCTCATCCAATGCTGAAAAACTAAAGTCTTCTGTCATTGGGTCATCATCTATTCCAAGCATAGCATTAACCTCATTGTCTGTCATTCCAAGACCTGATTTGAGCATAGTTGTTGCAATCTCTTTGGATATCTTACCTTGAGAAAACTGCCTAATAACTCTCATTAAGTGTTGGTATTGTCTACCGCTTAGGTTCTTCAGATTGTCATTTGTTTCAATCTGCTCTTGATTCAAACTCGGTTGAGTTGCTTCAGTTGGTGCATATTTTGCAACATCTATACCTGCTTTCTCCAATAACCACTCTTTAGGAGCAATCTGCAAAAGTGCTTGTTCACTTAACTCAAACCCGATAGGTTCAACTGGTATGATGCTAATCTCTGAAGTCGCACCCTTTAACGCAGCAAGTTGGGTAAAGATTACTTCAAGGAACTGCTGCTTATCGTTTACATAGGTGTTCTTAAATATCTCATAAGAATCCCTCATCTGCGTTCTGCTTCCCAACTGACCAGGTTCGGCAATACCGAAAAGACTTGGTGAGGTAATCTGATGACCTGCAAACAAGTTGTTTTGTATAATCAAATCAACCCTTGTAAAGTCCTCTTTAGTGATATCACTTGCACCGAGGTCCTCAATGATTGGTTTCCTTGCAGGGTCAGTGGTAAATGATAAGATAAATTTCTTACCATCACTACCGCTAAACCTATCCGTAAATCTCCTCTCAATATTCCTCTTTTCATCGGGAGAAGGTTCGCCATTGGGTAGGGTAATAAGTTTGGATGCAGAGAATCCCGTTTGAGCATTCCCCAATACGTGTCGTGAGACTTCTATATCAGATTCTATATAGTTCAATGCACCCATGTAACCTGGAAGAGCATAAGTATCAAGTCCTGGTCTATATTCTTTTATATAAAGTATCTGCTTACCTTGACGGACCTTCGTGTTGAACGCCATCATTGGTATCAGTTCATCTTTCCTCTCGTTCCAATCTTTCTTGTACCAAAACTGAGAATTGTCTGTATTGCTCCTAATCTTGGTATAATCTATATGCAAAACATCTGTCAACTGCCCACCTGTAACGGACCAAATAACCTCAAGATAAGCACCTCCAAAGATTTCAATATCAATAGATACCTTCCTTGTTAAATCTGCTAAAGATTCAAACTGATTAGGTTGAGCAATGAACTGCTCTGCAATAGGGTCTGCCTCATCACTCTTCCATCCGTTTCCGATAATGTAGTTAACCTTACCTTTAACGATAGCATTATGCTTTGCACTCTTGTTGTAAAGTTGCAAAAGATAATTAGGGTAATCGTTCTTTTCACCAAACTCAATATAACCCTTGCCCCTCTTTTCTCTATATTCGGGTTGCCTTGCCTCTTGGAAATTCAATATTACTAAATCATTCATCGTGTTATGTATGTATTGTCAACCTCGTGTTGTGTGTACTCAAATGTGGTTGATGGTGACAGTTTCATTATACCTTCCTCAAGTAATCCCGTTGCTTGGGTATAGTCTACATTGTACGCACTTGATTGCTCATAGACATAATACAACCACTCCCCAATGTTACCCAATCCAAAGTATTTAGGTACTTTAATACTGAACTTGTTGTACCTATCCTTAAATGGAGATACATCAAGAGCAAACAAAAGCACAAAAGCAACCTCATCCCGTGTGGTCCTATTGACAAAACGGAACAAGTAATTCGGTGAGGCAAGTGTCTGCTTCTCCGTTAATGTTAGGTAAATGAACTCCGTTGCTCCTTGTGTGAGTTGTATCATTGTATCTAAATAGGCAATGCCTTGACTTTTACCCAAAAAGAAAGGCATCCGATATGGATGCCCTTACTCAATTCTAAACCTTCCTATTTACGCAGTAAGACCTGCAATTATTGAACTTGAAACTTCAGGAGCAAGTGCAGGTTCATTGCCTGTAAAGGTCAATGTGTAACCATTCCTATCTCCGAAAGCAGCACCAGTTGCACCATTGCCACCAGTCAAATCAGCACCATTTACCTTTCCAAGCAACCAATACTTATCGTTACCATCTTGAACTACTGCAAGGAGATTGTTTTTTGCAAGAAGCAAAATCTCATTTCTTGTAGATGCTTGTAGTTTATTGAGGATGATAGACAATTCTTGGGCATAAAAAACAGTACCATTCTCAACGGATGCGGTAATGTTTTCGGTAAGTGAAGAGGTTTGCTTAACAAGTTGATACTTGTAAAACACTTTACCTGCTGACTTTGTAATAGTAGTAACAACGCCTGATGCCTCTGTTATCGTAGTAACATCACCGAATGGAATGAACCAAACCGCTTTGATGCCACCAATGGACTCTTTACAGTCCAATACATATCCTTGAGTTAAAGCACACGGCATAATATAAAATTTAAAATGAAGGCAAGGGATGTTTACCACCCCCCACCATCAAAGTTATTTAAACGAAGAACTTAACAATCTCATCAGGGAAAGCATAGTTAACTCCCATCTTGAATTCTGCTACATAGCGAACCTGGTCAGCCTCCTTTGCAAAGAAAATTTCGAATCTTTCTTCGGAATTTAAAAGGTCAGTTCCCAAAAACAGGTTAGATACCCTCATTGCAACAATCTTACCGCTTCCGTTCAAACCTTGTACTGCCATAACTTTTACGTTAGTACCTGGGAGGAAAAACTCACCATTTGCAGCCTCATCATATTTGTAATGGAACAAGTTAGAAGACTTCAACTTAACAGTGTAAGTACGGAAAGTATCCATACCACAGAAGATAGCGATATCATCCTTGTCAACTACTTGGGCAGGGATTGCTTTGTAGATATCATCAAAAATGCTGACAACGTTTGCATCAGTGATGGCAGTTTCAACAACTCCGTGAAGAGCAACGCTATTTGCATTTACAACTGCTGCACCATCGGCAGTAATCAAAGTAGTGATACCGCTAAACTTATTTAAGTTTACATCAACGCTACCAGTGTTACCTTGCCAAAGAGTTTTTTCAAGTTGTTGAGCAATTTTTTCTGCTTTACGCTTAGAATACTCTTCAGAGTAAATCATTGAATCGTAATAAGAACCAGCAGGAAGTGCCTTCTGCAAATACTTTGCTTCAAGGTCTTTCAAGCAAAGTGCTTCATTGACTTTTATGCGTCCTACTGTAACTGCTCTCTGTGTGAAAGAAGTCAGTCCTGATGCGTTAAATCCACATGATGAACCATCTTGGAAGATTGCATCTGTATCCATAATGTTGATGGTTTCGGCAGACTTAACACCTACCATCACGTTTCCAGCATCCTTAATCAAAGATGCAGTTTTGCTACCAAGTACAGAAGATGCAACGAGTAGTGCTTCGTTCTCTTTTGTATAGTTTGCCAATGTTCCTACACTAAAACTCATTTTATTTAATTTTTATTGTTTGAGAAATTTTTACTTTATAGATTTAGCAAAATCAAGAAAGCGACTGATTTTATCTTCTTTCTTTTCAATGTGCTGATTAAACTTTTCTTTCGGTGCTTCAGTTGCATTTGCAGATGGTGTGTTCAAAAGTTGAACCAAAACATCGCTAATGTCACTCATGCCCTTGCTGAACTTTGCTTCTTGAGAGGCAAGTTTGGCATCGTATGCCATCTTAATTTCATCAAGTTGCTTCTGCATCTCTTCAATCTTCTTCTTCATCATGTCCTCTTCTTCGTGCTTGTTGGATTCAATCTCAACTTCAGGTGCTTCAGGAAGTTCAACCTCAGGTGCTTTAATTGACAAGATGGTTCAGTAATGACTTTGGATGAGAA